ATCCTATCCTGTTAATGCTATCGTCGGCGAGTTGTGGGTTTCCTATGATATCGAGCTGAAACGACCCCGTATTTCACAGGGCCGGTTTGGCTATTTTCACGGGCAGAGGGCGAACCCATCCACCATTGATATCCTGGGGACGATCACGGCTAATCCTTACGTAGCATTGGGTAGTTTGTATTTGGCGTCAATGACGGCGAATACTGTTATACTGCCATCAATGATACAAGGGGATGTGTATTTCGTGGTGGTCTTCTGGACAGGAATTGGAGTTGTAACCGGGACGGCACCTCCCCTAATGACGTTCAGTAACTGCACGAATATACCGGGTTTTTCTAATAACACCGGTGCCGTGCGGTCGTATGAGTCGGCAGGTTGGGGAGGGGCCGTATTGGCCGACACTATGGTCTCATTTTATGTGCAGATCACTGGTGTCTCGGGTAGTACAGCTACTCTAAGTTTTGGCGGTGATTCTGTACCACAGGGAAGCACCGTCGATGTAATTGTGAACTGTGTAGGTAACGGCTTTACAAATAACACCGTGTAAAGCATGGATACCCTTGGGATTGTTTCTATGGTAACTACCATCGTCGTCAATCTGTTGCTCATGACACACTGGATTTTACACCAGTGTGGTTATGAACACAGACTGGAGGCATGGTTCCACGGAGCAAAGGTGTTTCAATGTGAATTGTGTAGGGATAAGCGACACGTGGCGGCGTGCACCCTTAGTTAGCAGATGTGGATTACACACCACTTAAGTGCTCGAAAGAGGCTCGATCTATCAAATATATAAACAAAACTCCAAACTTACCTTCTAAAAAATGTTAACACAGGACGTAGATAGCATGGCTATGGGGCATGGGGTTATTAAACCGGATGAGGTACTTAGAAGCGAAAGCGAGAGTTTCGTACGAAACTCCTGTGAACAAAGCAGTTGGTGGCCAAAAGCCCGGCTAGCGCCACAGGAAGTGACGACGGATGCTAGGAGACATATCAAGTCAGGAGATAATTTCGTTCCATACGGAGGCACTGGTGATGGAATACACCTACCTCCCCCGTTCCAGGCGGGCGCAGACAATTATGGGGCGTGGGGTAGCCGTACCCACGTTGTAACGAATCGGCTTAGCGGCGGAACGCAACTGATCGGGGCTCCCCTTAACTGGGTCCCAGGCAGTCGTCGTTTTAAGACCGCTTCAAGTCGTTGGTGTACCCGACCAACGCGGGCTGAGCGTCGACCATTTATGGTTGTCGTTATGGCCTTGAAAGGGAAAAATTTGCACATGGTTGCCCCGAGTTTGAACGGCTCTCAGGGAAGTGCGACGTTTACGGATGATCTAGACAATGAGGACAGAAAACGTAGAGAAAAAGAGTGCGACACCAATAAGCACCGCTCTACCACTCCACATAAGTCAAAATCTGGTGAACGGAAAATAAAGATACCAAAAGCCCAAACACCCTGTCGGTTTTGGGGTCTAGGAACGTGTAAATTCGGGGATAAATGCCCGTACGCACACGATCCGGCGCTAGCTAACAAAGCGCCCAGGCCCAAGAAAACTAAACCGGAAGAGGTTAAGGCTCAGGACACACCGAATTTCGTTATCAAAGCTCAGGATGGGTTTTGGTCTATGCTAATCAAAGATAGGGATGATGAGTTGAATGATAAGTACCGCGGAACAAGAAATGTTACGTTAAAAAGGGACTCATTTTTAGCTCTCGATGACCACTATGACGACACAGATCAGAAAGCCCTTGGATGGTGCTTATTGAATCGAATTATAAAACAGAGCGCGATAGTGTATTATCGACCAGGTAATCCTTTGTGGTCACGATCTTATGTTTGGACGGACGCTGTAGAAGCGGGATACGCCAACAGGAGACATGACGATTTTAAGGAGTGGAAGGCTAGAACCGTCCAGGCCAGGAAGAGAGCATTTGTCAGAGGGAAGATCGTGTGCACCTTAATTGTGTGGCGCCGTTATTCCTATGTGACCGCGCCTGTTGCGGAGGTCCGTGGGTGTGTAGGTAGGGCTACGGGTAGGCAGTTCCACGTTGCTCGGGATTTAATTGAAGAGAGGCTATGCGCAATTTATGCTGCCGAAAATCTCTTCATGCGTCCCGTGTGGCCAGTGCTGCCTGACTGGATTGTGGCTCGAGGGGACGTCGAGAAGCGTAATTGGGCGAATTTTTGGGTAATGCGTAGGGCTTTCGAGGACGCGGAATGCGAGCGTTTGAGGCAGATAGGTAGGATCAGGAACCAGTTTAAAGGTATTAGACTTCGGCAACTTGGACCCTACCTGGATAATCTCAGAGCAAAGCAACGAGTCGATGAACGGAAGCACGAATGTGTCACCATAATGTGCCATCGCGACGAAGACGAATTTTGTAAGCTATTCACATATCCTGTGAGATGGTGGAACACCCTAGCGTTTAACAAGCTCACAATAATTGAGCCTGAAATAATGCTGGGCCCACTATCAACAATGTGGACGGCTCATCAAATCACCCTCCATAGGCACCAAGTGTCTGTGTTTGGAGCAGAAAATGCTGTGCTCAGAGGCTATCATTATAACGCCACTAAATTGGTGACTGTCGACGCTAAATTAGCTTTGTATTTATACAACGAGAATTGTGGGTCGAACGTCATCGATGGTCATTTGATGAATAGAATGGTGGGCATGGCGGCAAGGGAACAGCCGGCGACGTCAAACAGACATTTATTGCGATTGGAGCATACAGCGCAGTACGTTTGGCAGATGCTGGCGGTCGCCAAAGAGGCTAGATTAGGAGTGGCAACCGTCTCGAGTGAGCGAGTGCCACACCGAACCTGGTCCTAGGTTCCCAGGGGGGGGTTAGGGGTGTTTCCCATGGGTAGATTCAAAGCGCGGACGGAAGACGTTGACCTTAACAAACCATATAAATGGAACGAGCGATTCACTGTTAAAGCACCCCGGGGGGGGTGGGATAACACAGCGATGGACTTGGATTTCAAATTTGTGGATGTAAAGAAATACGAATACGAGTCTGTGTTTGGACCCCGGTTTAACTCGGAAAGTAGGCGCTACACCTGCGACCATAATGGTATACGCAGTGCTGTAAGAAGGCTAACTAACGAGCGAAAGCCGGGGACTGGGCTGCATGAGCAGCTACGGTTGAACCAGTGGGGGATCAGGGACAATTTGGGACAGACACTCGATCTGTACATCAAATTTAGGCAGGATGAATTGCGCCCACTCTTTTTGGCATATGACGACGGAATCGATCAAGTCAAAGAATGGGCGCACCAGGCACACGCAAAAAAGAAAATGCGAGTGGATGTGTACAACCAGACCCTTAATGATGGACAAATAGATTTTGTGGACGTTCGAAACGTTAGTTATGTGTGCAAAAAGGGTGAGCAACTAGCATATGGTAAATATCTCCGAGGTGTCGGAGATTTAACGCCTATCGGGTCTCAGCGCGGAGCATACATGATGGGTGACGTAAAATGCGCCTTTGGTGTGCCTTATATAAAGGACAGGTGCGAGTTGCAGTTCATAAAGAGTCCAGACAGGTTAATATTATCTGAAGTGTTCCGTAAATTAATGGAACCGCAAAAGATGTATTTTCCTTTCTTTTCGGATGATAGTTGTATTGCGATTCGCTGTCGCGATGGTGTGTTCCGTGCAAACATGGATATAACACAGTGTGATGGATCAAACTTTGACCCAATCTTCTCAATACTACGACAGATAATGTCTGTAGATATAAGGAGAGAAAGGGATATCAGAATGATGTTCGCACAGTGTAAGAAACCGTGTAAGGTGCGGCACCCTTACGATTGGAAAATGTTCGTCAAATTAATACCGAAGTACTCCACCTTATATAGTGGGAGTGCTTTGACGACAAGTATCAACAATGTCGCCAACTCAATGATAGCATTAGCCATCAAGAAGAGTTTGGACAGACGTGTATACAATATGGCGGAAATTCCTGCTCTTTTAGAGGCATGTGCAGCGAGCGTGGGATTTATTATCAGAGCAGATATTGCCACAACCCCAGAGGAGCTACAGTTCTTAAAACATAGCGCCACTTTGATTGATGGTATATACGAGCCATGGGTGAATCTTGGAACCTGGTTCAAGGGCTTCGGTACATGTACTGGAGACCTGCCAGGGAGAAAATCACAGTTTGCGGATCGAGCGAAGATTTTCAACAGTGAGGTAGTTAGATCCAGAGTAGGATGGGGTGATCATTGCGTTCAAGACGCATTTGATCACCACGTTATTCGAACTAGGACTAATGTTTATGATAAAATTATAAGCAACCACACTGATGGGAAAATGAGCAACGGATCTAGCAAGCGGATCCCACCAGCAGCACTAGCTAGGCGTTATAACTTGGAGCTAGCTGATTTTATGCATTTCGTTGACTGTGTCGCGAATGCCGAGATCGGTTCACAAGTCAGTCATCCAGCCCTAGACGTGATCATGAGAGTTGATTACGGTTACGATGCACCTTAATACCCCCCCCGACGGTCGTCAAGAGAAGAAGACCGGTAGATCAAAATTAAACATCCTTAGACGAGATTTGCGAATCGTTTATAGAACCAATTGCGAAGTCCATGCGTTGACGCACATAGGGCCCAGAAAATTTGCAATTTTCGCCCGGAGCCGCCAGCAATCCGGGTACCATGGGCGTGAACAGATCACGCCGCCGTTTAGAAGCATTACGGTCCGAGACTATTGTCGGGAAAGGGTTAAAGGCCCAATTTACCGTCTCAGTGATAAAATAAACAGAGACAAAGTGACCGATCCCGTGTTGATCCCACATTACAGGTGTTGGGTGAACGGTTTCGTCGGTGGACCTTTTGGGCGATTTACTTGGTGCACTACCCATGCGCCTCGCAACCCTGGGTGAAAGGAAGTGAAAACGGCGGTCGGCCTGGTGGCGCTCCCACTAAACGACTGCAAGAGATGGCTTTAGTGCTGCTCCCTCTTTAAATAAATGGACGTAACGGGTTGTCCATGGAGACTTGTGCGGGGGTGAGCCTCCCCGTACATTATAGTGATTTGAGTTCAACAAGACAAAACAGATAGTGGTTGCTGCACCACAACAAAAACAGCAAAATAAACCAAAACCAGCAATGCTATCCGTTGCAGGCTTGTCAGCAATGGTGAAACCATTGGTGAAACAAGCTCTGTTGAATAGCGGCGCTGGCCTGGGATCCTTAGTTGGATCACAGATTGGACAAGGCCCCGCAGGGGCCACAATTGGAAAAGGAATTGGGGCACGGTTGTCTAAGCTGGTTGGTTCAGGTGATTATTCATTTGGGCCCGAACCGGCTATGAATTCTTTATTTAAGACCGCTACTGGGAAATCCAGCGCCGCAAACGCTTCAGCAGTGTTTGCAGGTGCTGAAAATCCCAGGGTGCGGCATAGAGAGTTCCTAGGCGATGTTGTGACGGGTGGCGTTGCTGGTCAATTTACCAACACGTCATACCCGATCAACCCTGGTCTCGCAACTACATTCCCGTACTTGGCTAATGTAGCACAAAACTTTGAGGAGTATTCGTGCCACGGCCTGGTGTTTGAGTTCGTTTCTTCTGCATCCGCGATTGCAACCACTGGCGCTTTAGGTAGCGTGGTGATGGCGATGGAGTATAATCCGTCAGCCGCACCATTCACATCTAAACCCCAGATGGAAAATTGTGATTTCGCGATCTCCAGGAGAATGGACCATGACATTATGTATGGGGTGGAATGCGTGGCCAATGTGCAGACCACAAGCTATGTGAGAATGGCGAATAACACTGGAATCCCACTCACCTCGACCGACCTTGGCATTTTTCAGATAGCGACTGCTCCTTCAGCATCCTATCCTGTTAATGCTATCGTCGGCGAGTTGTGGGTTTCCTATGATATCGAGCTGAAACGACCCCGTATTTCACAGGGCCGGTTTGGCTATTTTCACGGGCAGAGGGCGAACCCATCCAC